TACTGTATCCTTTGATTACGGTCAAAGACATCATAGAGAATTGAAATGTGTTAATATACAATTAGAATCTATTAGAAAAAAATACCCCAATATTACTGTTACGAATAAGATTTTAGATGTAACATACTTGAAAGATATCTCACCTACCTCGTCTCTTACTAATGAAGAGATCGACAATCCAGATATTGGTAAAATCGCCGGTGATGCTCAACCTGTATCATACGTACCGTTTAGAAATCAGATGTTTATTACAATTTGCTGTGCATACGCAGAGAGTTTAAAAGCAGGTGAAGTATGGTATGGTGCAGCTCAAGTTGATTCTCTTGCAGGCTACTGGGATGGAGATTTCTCATTCGTTGATAAGATGAATGAACTAACATCACTCAACAGACAACATAGAATCCTCGTGGGAGCTCCATTGCTCTCCTTGTCTAAAGCTGATATCGTAAGGCAGGGCGTAGAATTAGGAGTAAACTTCGGAGACACATGGACATGCTATTCTAATCGTGAAGATGGTTTAGCTGATGCTACTACGCCTTCAAGTAGTTTGCGTATTAAAGGGTTTATTGATAGCTCGTATATTGACCCCATTAAGTATCTTCAGCAAGAAAAGCTTGATGGTATTTATAAATTAAAATCTTGTAATTACATCCCGTAATTTCTTAACTCAGCTAATTGCTTAGATGTTTTAGGTTTAAACTTTTCTTTAAAGCTTTGTGATTCAACTACAAGCTTTGGAGAAGAGTAAACTCTTTGTTCAGACATATAATTAAGTACAGATCCTTCTGTTACTGTATTACTATTTGTAGGAGGTATTTTACCACCGGTATATCTTGGCATAGACACACCAGCAGCTGCAACGTCTTCTGCTGTAGCAGCCCCACTTCGATCTTCTGCATCTTCATAGCCTTCCTCTTCTTCCGAACCAATATTGCCGATCATATCAGGTCTAGCTTGCATATCAGGTTTATGTATAACAACACCAGCACCACCATACGACTCTAAATCATCTGAAATTTGCGATTCTACTTTATCAGCGCCTAGTCTCGCTATAATTTTACCAAGTTTAGTATCTTTACCGAAAGTTGCATCAATACTTCTACCTTCGACTTCGATATCAGATTCTTTAACAAACTTTTTAAGATAATTAATAATGCGATGAATATCCTCAAGATCACTCCCCTTATCAACTACAACTTCGATCATATAATCATTACTATATGAACCCTGAATTGATTTAGTAAGATCTGTATAGTTATCAACAACCTGACTTACAGAGCTTAAAGCTGCAGCCGTATCATTCTTATGCTCAATACGAGCAACTTTCTTAGCTGCTTTAAGTTCAGTATTAAGTCTATTCATTTCCATACGTTGTTGCGCAGCATCAGTTCTATTACCAGTGGTAAAGCTAATTTTATTTTCTAACTGATCTTTAATATAATTTTCAATATCTTCTTTACGTGATTTTATTTGCTTAGCAATACCGTTTTGCTCAAAGTAATCAACCATACGGCTTACAGATGGGTCATTTTTAAACGTTCTTATTACATTATCATCAATAATATCAAGATCATAAAGAATATTTAACATTGCAAGTCTACCTTCACGGGTACCAGACGATGCGCCTTTTGCAGCAGCTAAACCTCTAGCCTGTTTTTGAAACCCGGGTAAAATCCTTTCCATCGGTGATGGAGCAGCTTCGTTTAAAAAAGTTAATCTTGAAAGTAGATTAGTAAAGGAACTCATATATACTTATTTATAGAAGATGCAATTAAATTGGGAAGATTTTAACGAAATGTCTTATACTGGTATATGTAATTTACCAGGAATAGGTAAGCGAGTAGCAGAACGTATTGTAGCAATGCAACCTTTCCGTTCAAACAATGACCTTTTTAAAATAAAAGGTCTTGGATCCAATACATTAAAAAAATTAGGTATTGAAAAGGAAAGGAAAGAACGTAAAAGTTGGTATTTAATGCTAGATGGTATTGAATACCCATCTTACGCTCTAGCTAAAAATAATTTAACTGGTCAAATTGACTTTTTTTGGAGAATGCCAAAAGAGAGGAGAGATTACCTATAATATTATGATTGCTATTCTTATTATTGGTTTTATTATTTTAGTACTTTTAAGAAAGGAGTGAAAAGCTGACTTATTTGCGCAATCATAGGATCTAACAATGTATCAAAATTTGAAGTACTATATGAAGGTAATTTACCTCGTGGTAATTTTGCTAGTGGAGTTCTCTGTCTTTATAAAGAGAATGAGCAGCAAGTTATTAAAAAACAAGGTACGCTCGATTTTAACCAGGTCGAATTAGATGAACGTTGTGATTATTATTTAGGACACGTTCAAGCTCCTACATCTGCTGCACGTCATTGGTCGTATGAGACATCACACCCTTTTGAATCGCTATCTTGGTCTGTTGTCCATAACGGTGTACTGACAAATCATAGAGAATTAAAGAAGCAATATACACCTTGGGATGTAAATGAGGTGGATACATCTGTTATTTCTAATTTACTCCAACACTTTACAGAGGAGTGTAATGATGAATGTCCAGCTCATATTATTATAAAGAATGTCTTAGGAAAGTTAGAAGGAACTTTTGCATTATGTGTTGTAGATACAGACACTAACGAATTATATATTGCAAGACAAGGCTCTGTTCTTCATTATAATGATAATGGCGACATTTCTACACTCGGAGGTGAAGGTTTTAGGCTACTACCTGAAGGCATCATTATGACACTTAAAAACTTTAAAAACTGGGAAGTCATCGACACATTTGAAACCAATTCACCTTTTCTATTCATTTAATATTATGGCAACAATACAATCAAAAATACTATATTTCTCAGCAACAAAAGGTAGTCGTAAAGAAACACAACTCTTTAAAAATAGCTCTACTTATAATCAGTTCATTTTTAAAGAAAATAACAAACTACCTCTACCGCAGCTTTACAATAAAGCTATTGATTTAGCTATTGAAGGTAAAAAAGACTATCTCGTTCTGTGTCATGATGACGTTATTATAGAATCAGATATAACATATAAGTTACCTGATATTCTACGTACAGAATTTGATATTGTTGGTGTTGCTGGTACTACAGAATGTAAACTGCAGGAGCCCGCTCTTTGGCATTTAATGGGAGGTGGTTTCGAAGGTGGTAAATTACACGGTGCCGTTGCACATGGTAATGAGCAACGTAAGAGTATGACATCATTCGGCCCTTATCCGCAACGTGTTATATTGCTTGACGGTGTATTCCTAGCTATTCATCGCCGTGTGTTTGAGAAGGTGCGTTTTGATGAGAATAATCCAGCAGGCTTTCACTTTTATGATCTTTCATATTGTTTAGATGCTACTCTAGCTGGCTTTAAGTGTGGTGTATCTGATATTATGATTACACATGCTTCTCCAGGGTTAAGGGAATTCACACCTGAATTTTTAGAGGGTCAAGAGTGGTTCTTAAACAAATATGAAAAATATAAAGGTAAAATTCTTACCGCTTAAAAGTATAAATGATTGAAGTAGGTGGGAACTATCTTAGTATTATATTGTGAGTAACATTGATAATGATTATTTTGAGAAGATACTTTGCTATCGTTCTTTGTGTGACTCTACGTATTTAGCTTCTATCGTTGATTATGTTAAACCTAAGTATTTTAAATCTAAAAATATTGCAAAAATATTTGAGATTATTAATGACTTTTACGCTAAACGTGAAAAGTTACCTACTCTGACTGAAGTCAAAACTTATTTAACTACAGATGAGCATAAAGAATCGTTTAAGCAGCTTGTTGAGTCATTTAAAGAAATCGATAAGAACATCGATAAGGCAGAATTGTATGATAATACAGAAAGATTTATTAAGGAAAAGTCTGTTTATCATACAATGCTTGACGTAGCTAGTGATATAGCAAAAGGTACTATTGATACCTCTGAAATTCTTAATAAGTTTGAAACCTCTTGTAATATTAACCTTGTTACAGATAAAGGTTTTGATTTATATAAGGATATTGATGTTCTTGTTGAAGATTTATTAAGTGTACAGAAGTCTATTCCTAGTAAGTGGGAATGGTTAGATGATGCTCTTAATGGTGGGTTTCTTGAAAATGGTAGAGCGTTATATGTTTTTGCTGGTGAAACTAATATTGGTAAGTCTATATTTCTTGGTAATGTTGCTACTAATATTGCTAATCAAGGTAAGAACGTTTTGCTTATTACTCTTGAAATGTCGGAGTTACTTTATGCAAGACGTATTTGTACCAATGTAACTAAGATTCCTCTTAAAGAACTTAATATTAATACTCCTTCACTACGTCAAGCTCTTAAAGAAGAAGAAGCTGCGGGTAAAGGTCGTATCTTTATTAAGGAGTTTCCCCCTAGTACTATTACACCTAATCAGCTCAAGGCGTTTGTTAAGAAGATTGTTGATCAGGGTATTAAGATTGATGCAATTGTTCTCGACTACCTTAACTTACTTCATTCTACTGTTGGTACGAATTCCTATGAGCGTATTAAGAATGTTACTGAGCAAGTACGTGCTATGACATATGTATTTAACTGCCCAGTTATATCTGCAACCCAGCTAAATCGATCTGGCTTTAGTGCTGCTAATCCTGATCTTGCTACTATCTCAGAGTGTATTGAGGTAAATCAGTTAGTAAATCTAAGAGACGGTACAGAGATATGTATTGGAGATCTAAAGCCTGGCGATCAAATAACTGCGAACGATGGATACAAAACCATCAAGCAGGTTCATCATAGAGATGTTAAGGTATGTTATAAAATCACGACTAGATTAGGAAAAACAATAATAGTTAGCGAGAAACATAAATTCCCTACAAGTAGAGGTCGTATATCAATTGCAGATGGTTTAACTATTGGAGATAGAGTTCATACAATATCGAGTGTATCAGCCAGCCCTACCATAAATAACAGTATATGGCAACGAATATTAAAATTTGTAGTAAGGAAAGTGAGTTTGAACTAGTATTTGATAGATGGGGTAAGAGGTTTAACTTTCATGATGTACCCGAACGAGAGTTTTTTAAAAATATATGTAAATATAATAATTTTTATCCCATGACCCAATCAAAGTTTCAAGCTCGTCAACTTGTTATTAGTCAGATATATAGAACTAATAGTAACAATATGAATATTGATACGATTTATAAATTAGTTGAAGAATACTACATAACTAAATCTTCTATTAGACGAATGGATATAAGATATGGTATAGGATGCGGTAAGCAGTTTAGTAATAAGCTTAAAAAATCAAGAGAAAAATCAATTAGACCGCATGTAATAGAGTATTGGATTAATAAGGGAAATACTCAGACTGATGCTGCCAAAAAAAGAGACCAATATAATAGTAATAGTGGTATAAGACGTAGATCCGCACAGCTTAAAAAGTTAGAGGCAAATATTAATTATAAGCAGGAGATATATGCTAAAATTAGCAACACAAAACGTGAAAGGCGTCAACTAGCATATTGGATTAAAAACGGGGTTACAGAAGATAGAGCGAAAGAGAAATTATTAAAATATGTACCGCCTATTAACTCTTTAGATAGATATATCGCGGTATATGGTGATAAAGAAGGGTTATATAGATTTAATAATTCCAATAATAAGAGAAAAAACACATTAATATCTAGATATGGAACTTATATAACATCATGTTATACATCTAAACAATCATTAAGATACTTTATTCCGTTATATAAAATGCTTAGAAAAAGTGGCATTTCACGTGCGGATATAAGGTGGGGGTGTGGCAAGAATAGAGAATTTACTACATGTGATCCGAAAACGAAACTAAACTACGCATATGATTTTGTAATACTGTCAAAAAAGATTATTATAGAGTATAATCATATATTTTGGCATCCGAGATTAGACTTGGAGTGGAATAATAGGTTTGTGGATTGTGATATTGCGGCTAAAAAAGATATTGCTAAAAAGCAATTAGCAGAAAGTTTAGGGTTTACGGTTATATATGTTTGGTCAGATAATCTCACACCAATAGAGCAGTTAAAAAATAAAATATTATGATAGATAAAATTAAGCGTATTATTACTGAGAGGGTTAAATTAATGCAATTACTAGAAGTAGTTGATAAAGAGTCAACTACAGAAGAGCTTGTAGATGTTCTGATGAAGATATATCAGGAACAAGAAGATAAAAACCTAATTACAGATAAATTAATAGATTATAATGATGAAATTATATCCATTGATAATCTAGGTGACTGCGAGACTGTTGATATCTCAGTTACAGGTGATAGTTTGTTTTTCTGTAATGATATACTTACAAAAAACTCTGTAGGTCTAGCTGCTACTGCTGATGTTATTGTATCAATTTATCAAAACGAAGAGGATCGTGAATTAGGTATTATTAGGTTGGGTATGATGAAGAACCGATACGGTCCTAGAGGTCATACTCAAGCTATGAGAATTGATTATTCTACGCTAACTATTACCCAGGCAGAAGAAAGTGCAAATGAAACATCTGATAGTTCATATAGTATGCTACAATCGTTTGGAAGTTGATTAAACAGATATAGTTATAAATACAAATAGTGAAACCAGCTATTTGTATCAGCGAGAACGTTAAAGCCTATCGACAAGGCAAGCGAGACTTTAGTGTCAGTGAGTTAGGTGATATAAAAATATATCTTTTAAAGTATAAAGAACAGTTAGAGCATACTCAGTTCTTTGAAGGTACAATTAAAGACTTTAAGGTGATTAGCTGTTTTGCTGAAGATTATTACGAAGAATTATTTAATCATATTTTAAATATTAATCATACGTGTATTGCTATTATTATAAAACTATCAACAAAAAGTGTTTTATTTAAAAAAAATGATAAAATATGTAGTATTGATTTAACAAAACTTGCTAACATATTATGTGATGGTGCTGAATTAAATGATGGTACTGCAGTTGGTAAATTTACTACGCAGTTTCTTAACTTTACCAAGAAATTAAAGCCATGTATCTAACTCCTGTCATAAACCCCTCACAGAGTATTATAGATAGAGAAAGTGAACACATTCTCTTATCTTTATGCTCATTTTGCACTCTTATAAAAGGTAAAAAGCTTTCGTTTCAAAACGTGTTTATATTAGCACTTCAAGATGAAAAACTAAGAAATATCCTAAAAGACCTTTTAGGAGTTGATTCTAACTATGAAATCGTTAAACTATTCTTAGAGTATGATCCTACGATCACAAAAAGTAAGTATATAACGAAATGGCTTAATTCTAACCAGAGAATAGGATTATAGTAAAAAAATGTATTTTAAATAGTAATAGTAAACTATGTCTTTAACAGATTTAGAAAAACAAATTTATAACGCATATTTAATTGCGAGTAGAACAGCAAAAGATAAACCTTTTAAATTAAGGCAGGATTTTACTAAGATTGATGATAAAACTTATATTATTCTTAAGAAATTATCTTTACTCTTTCAAAGTAATAATAATGTAAGTATATCCGAGTTTTTTAAAGCGCCATTTGAATACTATCCAGATACAACTTATATAGATTTGCAATTCTTTGCTACACCTAAAGCTATTAGATGTTACTCTTTTTATAAGAAGAAAAAAGAAACACTCTCACCGGATTGTAAGGAAAATATTGCTAATTGTAAGCAGTGTTGTACGTTTATTATGCGTTATTGCGTTGAAAATAATCTTACACTAAACGAATATAAGAGTATAAATAGCGGTACAACACCTCTTGTGTTACAACATCTTCGTGATCATAACATAAATTTTTATGTTATCCATGGACTTGAATGTGATAGAATTATAAGACAAGTTGAACCAGATCTCTTAGAATTTTTTATTACCGATTTTAACCAATTGCTGAATAATACACGTATTAACTTCCAGCAATCAGTAAAGTTAAAGGTAGTAATTAGAGAATCTTTTCGACTTATTGAAGAATATCTATTGAAAAAGAAAAAATGTGAGATATAATAAAGTATAACCAAAATTAAACTAACCAACTAAAATAAAATTATGAGTTCATTCAATACATCAATGTTTCAGTCCATTAAGGACGCACTAGTCAAAACTGAAGGTGAAGGTAGCAATGCTACTTTCAACGAAATCATGAAGACATCACCAGGCAATACATATACTATTAGATTGTTGCCTTTTGCTAAAGATCCAAAGAATACATTCTTCCGTTATTACAATCACGGCTGGGTATCCTTTGCAACCGGTCAGTATGTCCAAACTCTCTCTCCGATGACGTTTGGTGAGCGTGATCCGATTGCAGAAGAACGTTTTAAGATCCTTCGTGCGGGATCAGAAGATGATAAAGAAAAGGTTAAAGCTATTAAACGTATCGAGAAGTATCTTGTAAACGTTTATGTAGTTGATGACTCGCAAAATCCGGATAACAACGGTAAGGTTAAGATCCTTCGTTACGGTAAACAGCTCCATAAGATTATCATGGAGGCTATTGAAGGTGAAGATGCTGAGGAGTTTGGTCCACGTATCTTTGATCTTGGATCTACGGGTGTTAACTTCAAAGTCAAGTGCGAGAATCAAGGAGAGTATCCAACTTATGTATCATCAAGGTTTACATCTGCTGGTAAGCTTGCTTTGGGTGAAGATGAGCAAAAGAAAATTTACGAGAGTACTTTTGATCTCACAAAGGTCTTTACTCTTAAGTCATACGATGAGCTTAAGCAAATGATTGATGAGCATTACTACTGTAAGTCTTCTGAAGAAGTAACTGCACCTGAAGTACAGGCATATACCAACGCAACACCTGTGCAGGAAAATACCTCATCACCATTCAAAGCTCAACAGCGTCAAGATACATCTATTGATGACGAGATCGATGAACTTCTTAAAGACCTGTAATATATGACTGAAGAAGAACGACAAGCATTCCTTATGTTTGCTGGTACAATGCACGGTCAAGCGAGAGCAACTGATCAGATGCTTGTAGGTCAATCAAATAATTTGAGACCTATTAGTCAAGATATTCAAACTAAATTTGCAGAAGTACTACAAACACCACCACAACAATATACCCCGTTTGTTCAACAAGAACCTACAGAGCCTATTGTATATCAGCAACCACCACCAGATAATTTTGTAGGTGTTGAGCAAGCCGCTCGAGAGTTAGCAGCTATACAGCCAGTACAGCACTTTATACCGCAATCACCTATAACTATTAATTCAGATATTGTTGATGTACTTAAAGAAATTAACTTGAATTTAGCTAGAATCGCGACTACACTTGAAAGCCATGGTGGACAAAAGAGAACTAAAAGTACAAAATCGGCCTGAATTTGTAAAGTTTCTAGATGCGATATCGAAGATCAACGAGTCAGCGATAGTAAATGTGCAGGAAGGAAATCCTGGTTTACTATCCTGTCTCGTTACTTCTGCAGATAATACACTAATATTATCTGCAGAACTAAATTCGGTTACTACTAATTTTAGTGGTACCAATAATATTCCTGATATTAAGAAGCTTATTCGCGTTGTTGATAATATCAATTCGAAGGATATTAATATTACAGTTAATTCTAATAACTACGAGTATAAGGGTAATAGTATTAAATTTAAGTATCACTTGTATGAAGATGGGTTATTAGCTAAACCTACTATAAATATTGAGAAGATTAAAAGCTTTAAACATGATATTAGTTTTACTATAACTAAAGATGTATTGCAAGCTATTATTAAAGGTAGTACGTTTGCTACTGAGACTAACAAGGTATATCTTTATACGGAAGATGGTGACTTAAAGGCAGAGCTTACTGATAGAGCTAGACACAATACTGATGCGTTATGTTTAGATTTAGGTAAGGTTGATTTTGAACTCAAGCCTATTCCGCTTAATCTTGATAACATTAAACTACTTTCAACCCTCGATCAGAAAATTAATATAGGTATTAATACAGAGTACGGTGTATGTATATTTGATATTCAATTTAACGGTATTAAATTAAAATATATCATAACCTCTCTAACACAATGAAGCCTCTTAAAAATAAAATTACCACACTTTCATATTTTGTCAAGCGTTTAAAAGACAGCGAATTTAATACATGGAAAATTGTATCTAATTACTCGCTTGCTGATCCGAGAAAGTGGACGATTATGGTTGATCCAGGCAATTCTTCTTTGTTTATTACTTGCTATGAAAACAAAGACTTTAAAGGTGAAATGATGTTTGAGTTTAATGATGGTGGTAGGTTATTTCCTAAAAATTACTCTATCAAAACATCATCAATGGAAGTTATTGTTACAGTGTTAATTGAAAGAGGGATACCACAAGGTATTGAACTTACAACACCACCTTCATACGCTGTATAAAATGAATCAAGAGCATACACTAGAGCCTGGTAATACCTACGCGGTTCAAAGCGGTGCTTATGCTGGTGAGATGTTAATTTATATTGGTAAAGGTCAACATAGCTATAGCTTTCTTGCTGTACCGACTATGCTAAATCGATCGGTTCCTTGTAATTCGTTTGATTTAGCACGGAACTCTGGTATACTAGAGTTTGTAGAGAAGGTTCCTGATGACGTTGTTCAGTTATCTACAGTACAATATAACGAAAATGAAAAGCTTAATAATTGATGGTAATAATTTAATTCACAGAACCTGGTGGACTGCTAAAAATATTGTTGGTCTTGAAGATACAGTAAAATTAAGTAATTTTCATATTTACTTTACAATTAACGCAATTAAAAGCTATGTTAATACTTACAAACCTGATAAAATTATTGCTTGTTGGGATGAAAAACCTGATTATCAACGTAATGATCGTAAAGATCTTTTTTCAGAGTATAAAGGTAACCGGTCTACTGACACAGCGCCGCATCAAAACAACGAAAAGATCAAAGAATTTCTTTATACCTTAGGGATTCCTTCTATTTTTCCGAGAAAATTAGAGGCTGATGATGTTATTGCTTATCTTACTGAATCACTTGAAGGTTCTAAGGTAATTATCTCTGTAGATAAAGATTTTCTGCAGCTGGTTAATAAAAGTGTTATTATTTACGATCCTATTCGTAAGAAAGAAACAAATACATCTAACTTTGCAGAAAACGCTGGTTGCGAGCAAGTTAATTTCATGACTATTAAGTGTTTGACAGGTGATAAGTCTGATAATGTACCAGGTATACCTAAATTTGGTAAAGTGAAAGTAAAGAAATACCTTGAAGGTACTATTACTCTTACAGATGAAGAGTATGCAATCTTTACTCGCAATCTTGAGTTATTTCGTCTCGATAAGTACCGACAAATTGTAAATCACGACGAATTACTATACTATCAAAATCAAATACCTAATGCTATGAGTTGCGAGCCTGACTTTCAGCAGTTTATTGATTTATGCAAAGAACATGATATTAGCTCTATACTTAATAAGAAAGAAGACTGGTATAACTTGTTTTTTGTTAAGCATAGACTATTATCAATGTTTGTATGATTAGTTTACCAGAAGATTATGTTGTTGTAGCTATATATTAAAAGCTGATATCCATGTTTTATATTGCTTTCTCTTACCTCTTATTAAAGTCATTAAAGTATCAGGTGGTATATTATGTAAACGTGCAAACTCTCGCGGTCTAAAAAATGACATTTCAGTCTCAACATTAATAATACGATATATTTTAGGATTATATTCAGGTAGACAAAAATCTCCTGTGGTTTTAATTCTCTTATTACGTAAGTTACCTACTTGGGTATAATTAAGATTAAGCTTTTCTGCGCAATCTGTTATACTATTAAAATAAAAAAGCTTATTTGTTAGAAAGTTTTTAACGCATATAGGAATGGTAATACCAGGTGGAGGCGCTCCACAAATAGTATTGCAATTAAATCCGTTCGGCGCAATTGAATTATAATACTCAAGATATATTTGCTCTTCTTTAAAAAGTAAATCTAAATTTTCTACAACTTTAATAACTTCAATAGAAAATGCACTTTCACCGTAACGATTAAACGCATGTTGTAAATACGGAGAATCGTGTTTGTTTTTATGTAGATAATTTAAATGGGTTCTTAAACGTTTGCACATATTTTTAGAGCTACCAACATATACCTTATTATTAGCCAAACAGTTGATTTTATACACACCTGATTTATTCTTAAAGAGATCATTGGTATAATCAGTTATTAACATATAAGTATTTATGCCAAGAGGGATAGAAAGTATAAAAAAATGATAGCGTTACCTGAGGATTATATTATAGAAAAATTTTTCCAATACTCTCATCAACCTAAACATAATAAGTATAATAACACCTATCAATCAGGTTGCATTATCTGTAGAGAAGGGAGTGGAGCGTCGTTCGGTAAAAAGAAACGTTGTTATTATATTCCAAAGAATGAT